AACACGTCTTCTTTGTTCCACCGCCTTTAACCTTTGACTTTTTAGTTAAAGGTGATTTCATTTTAAATGCCATTACTTATCTTTCTTTTTACCTAAACGCTTACGAACAATGTTCATTACTGTTTTCATTTTGCGAGCGTAGCTAGGTTTCTTTTGTCTGTTAAAAACGTACTGCTGATTAAGGCTACTAATGATCTTAGATAAATTACCTTTTCTAGTTTTAATTAACCACGACGCTAGCGCTGATGGCGATAACTCTTTAAATTTACCTTTGGCATCAGGAGCATCTGAGTCGTTCCACTCAATAGACTTTTTAGTCTTTTTCTTTTTTGTTGGTGTTGCTCTGTATATTGCCATTTTGCTTTATAAATTTAAACATGTCTCTACCTATCTCGTCTCCAAACCTTGAATCAGACTTGTAGTGAGCATGCGCTACATTTCTACTATAAGATATATCTTTAGCTGCTTTTATAAAAGCTGATTTAGCCCTTGGGTTTTTAGCCGCTAAATAATTACCAATTAAATGACCTTGTATAGAATGACCTGAAGGATATGACGGTGTCTTCATTGTTTTAAGCTCAATATCATCAAGCTCAATATTCATTTTTTTAGCTATAACTTTAGGTCTAGGTCTGTCAAAGTGGTTCTTAAGCTCCATAATAAAAGGCTCAGACTCGTCGATAAGCTGTTTAACATCTTCACCAGGGTATTCAACACCCTTTGATTTAGATACCTTCTTAAATGTAGAAAACACATTGTCTTTTTCTACCACAAACTTTTTGTTCATAGGTATTTTAGCCAGCTGCTTGATCTCTTGAGCCGTATCAAAAGAGTTATTGCTAGGTGGCTTTTTGCTTTTAAACTTATCTACGCTGTATCCTTTTAGGAACTTAGACATTACTTTTTCTTTTTCTTACTTTTACCCATTTTACCAGGGCCACCAGCTTTCGTGCAACGTACACCCCAACCAGAAGCATAAGCACTAGGCCATACTTTAAACTTACGCTTTGCAGCAGCCTTGCATGGGCCGCTGATCTTACCTGTCATAGGTGATTTCATTTTAAATGCCATGATTATTTATTTTAACATTTCCATCTACGTCTAGCAGCTTTACCTCTTTCTCCGGTCCAGCCTTTTGATCTAGCGCAGAACGATTTTCTACGTTTAGCAGCCTTGCTACCTGGTTTTACCTTACCTGTAACGGCTGTCTTTAATTTACTTCCTGGGTTTTTAGCTCTGTATTTACGTACACCAGCAGCTGTCATACCAGCTCCTTCTTTTACGGTACGAAAGTTTCGATTTTTACCTTTAGTAGTTTTACGTACGTCGGGTTTACGCTTGCGCTTACGCTTTCGTTTTTCAAGTGGAGAGTCATCGACCATTTTAAAGCCAGAGCCTATACCACCGGCTCTACGCCTACCACATGATGTTACTGAAAAAGGATTATTTTTTTGAGTGTAAGCCATTTTATATTCTTATATTTGATTCTCCTTCGTAATCGTGACTATGCTTAGTTATCTCTAAACCTTCCTTGCTCTCAAGTTTATTAAGCTTTTTTAAATACTTAAGTTCTTTATTCAATGCTTTATCTAAATCTTTTTGACTTGCACCTTCTAAATTAGGGTCTTGTAACGCTCTTTGCTGCTGAATCTTTCGTTTTAAAATATTAATTTTATCAGGTCTATTTTTTTTAAACGGATTATTTTTTTGAGTGTAAGCCATGATTAAAAGATTACATAGTTTGCTCCACACTTAAAATTGTACCACTCTCTATTCCAGTACTTATAATATCTACCTTCAAGAAATACACCTAGATGTTTGTTAAATCTTTTACCAAAGATTAAACCTCCCGAGTAATCAAGCCATTGACCATCTACTGTATTGTGATACATATATTCACCTCCAGTGTCGTAATGATAGGGTAAAATATTTCCCCATGTGTGGAACCAGAAATCGTCTGTAAAGTGATAGAAGTCGAAGCCGGCAACCACTGAGTAATTCCATTGACGAGAGAGTTCACTTCTTTTTCTAGCAGTGTATTCAGATAAGATGTTAGGGATAGTGACTGCTTCCCAGACCTCAGTGTTTGTGGCAACGACTGTTCCGTCAGGAGCGAGGTACTCGCCTGTAGTAAGGTTGTGTGAATATCCTTCTTCAATTGCGAGGTAAGTATAGTGTATGTCTCCTGTTGCCAGCTTCCACTCTTCAAGTGGATCATATCCGTAAGGCTCTGAGATACGTTGTGCAACACCTGCGTGCAAAGAAAACTTGTTGCCGAGCTTAAGTCTAAATCTTTGCGATCCTTCAAAGTACTCAATGTCTGCAAACCCGTCTTCAAGATATTCAACCTTTGCCATAACTTTGTCTCCGATGTAGCGAAAAAAGTGGTGTTGATTAAAGAACTCTCGGCCCTGCTGTCTTTCGTATGTAACCTCTCCAAGAAACTCTATGCCATTGCGTTTACCTATATTAGCATCAGCAGACCAAGATGTTTCTGATCCATCATAAAAAGCATTAGCTCTGTTTTCGTAACCAAATCTAGCGATCTTACGCACGCCCATAGATAAGCTATAATCAAAAGGTGTTGCTATAGTTTCTTGAGTCAACCCGTCAGTAACAGAATATATAGTCTGATCTGATACAGAGTTACCTCCGTTGACAGCAGCGTAGAACGTAGAAAACTTAAACGCCTTCTTTAACTCTTGAGCTTGCAGTACTGTGCAGCTAAACAGTAAGGTTAATAATAAACTTAATCGTGGTAGTAACATTTTCCTGATTTATTTTTTGTTTTCATTTTACAGCGATCGCCATTTGATTTTATATGTGAGCATTGAACTTCATTGTCTTGTTGCTCAACTTGTTCGTGTACAGTACAGTATGTTTGACCAGGCAGAACCGTCTTACCACATCTTTCGCCATTGCGTTTAACAGCGGCACAAGTGATTTTATCTTCTGATATACCGTCTTCACGTTGTTGCTTTTGTTCTTCAATGTGCCCTTGAATTACAGCCTCGTTTTCAGCTTGCCTTTCAGCTTCTTTCTCTTGTTTCTTTTGCTCTCTTCTTTCCTCTGCTTCTTTAGCTTTAATTTCTTTAACCTCCTGCTTAGCTGTCATAACGTCGGTATTCTGTATACCAAAACTCCAGCGGCTCCAACCTAATAACATAGCTACACGCTGCCAAGTTTCATTATCAGAGTTCATAGCCTCAGATATATTTTGATACTTGTTATATAATCTACTAAGCGGTATATTAGTTAAAGCTTCTGTAGCCGAAAATGTAGCGTCATAAATAGGATTATCAATATCTGTTTTAGACATATGATCAATTACATCTCTATTAAACTGCCACGTCTGCGTAGCGCTGTATAACTTTCTAGCTTTAATACCAATTGGCGGTGACAAGTTAAGGGCTTCGATTATAGTGTATGCGTGGTTAGGATCTGTGTAGAATATACCGTCATCGTTCTTAGCATCTTGCTCTATAAACTCTAATATGGTATTCTTTGCAGTAGCTAGAACCGCGCCACCAATACCACCACCACGTAGTAAACTGTCTGTCATGCCATTAAGCACTCTACCTTGTTTTTCTTCTAGATCTTCTTCATCGTCATCGCCAAATAAGCTAGACCACAACGCTGTTTGAAGCCCGTAGAATATCATACTTTGAACACCGCCATAGTAAGCTATCTTAGATAAGTGCTGTTTCCAATCGCCTCTACCATTAACCCAGTCTTGAGCAGCTCGCTTAATAATTCTATTATACTGCATAGGTGTGTTTTGGAAAGCTAATATCAACTTACCAAGAGGTGAAGCTTGTTGTTGAGATATTTTATCTGGTCTAGTAGACTGTTGAGTTTCTTCAGATATCTCTTTCATATCTTCAAAAGCTTTCGACTCAGCCTCTTGCTGACTCATACCTTGCTCTATATAGGAATTAACCCTGTTTCTGTACATAGTAGCACCACCAGTAGCGATAGCCAAGCTGTCAGCAATTTGAGTAGGTGTAAAACCTAATTGCAACAAGTGTGCTATAGCAGTCTTCATAGGCTTATCACCTTGCTGTAAGTCTTTTAGTAACTCAGCTGCGTTTAAGTCAGTACCTAACCCACCACGACGTTGTTTAAGATAATCCGAGTTAAATATCATTGCAACGTCAGACCAATATTGCTTTTGATTCGCAAAGGCTTTAGCCGCTTTAAGTGGATTATTGTCATGCCAGTTTATAAAGTTAACGTTAGATACCATCTGCAACATTGCAGATCTAGCGTTAAAAAACATAGTCGTACCAATAGAACCATTAATCCAGTTCATGAAGTTATTCATGATTCTACTTTGTCCTTGCGGCCTAGTGCTACCAGTTTTCATACGATACAAGACGTCTTCAAGAGCTTCTCTAAAATTACTACCGTATATAGCTTCAATTTTATTTAAGTTCTTGTCGCTAAAAACAGCGTCAGCATTACTATTAAACTCTTGCAGCAGCGCCGCTCTAGAGTCCTGTAACATATCATTCATGTCAGAAGAAACAGATCCAGCTAACCAAGCTACGCCTGGGTTTTGATCAACACCTATTTTATTAGCTATGTCTGAGGCGTTGTCAGCAAATATCTTTAAATCAGCATCGTTGTTAACAGCTTTTACAAGCGTGTTTAAATCAGCTCGTGACAAACCAGGTACTTCAACTCCGTTCCTATTCCAGTTAAAAACTCTTATAGCTTGCTCGTTTGTAAAGTTTGTGTCACCAACTTTATCACGTAGTTTATTTTTTATACCAGGTATAGATTTTTTAAGTGATCTTATATTGTTAGATATTTCTTGATTTAAAGAGTTTATTCTCATCATACCTTTTGAATAAGGATCAAATAAATTCTTTTTAAACCAAGCGTGATGCTTTTCACCTATCTCACCTTTGCCCATAAACGAGTACATAAGACCCTTGAAGTCTTCTGCCGAAGGTGGTAAGAAAAACTTAAATTTACCTTTGTTTTTACCACGCTGTCTAGCCTTAACTGCGGAGAAAGTTTTACGTCTGTCTATACCTTTTGTTTCTTCAAGAACCTCTTGGAACTGCATGTCAATTTCAGATTGACCTTCTGATAGCATTTGATCTACAAACGTAGCTTCAACGTCTTGACTAAACTTCTTTTTAGCTTGTTCAACTTTACCCTTTATATCATTTTCGTCAAAGACTTTTCTAACAGCTTCAACGTTTTGCATAGCGTCATCAGCAAATGCAATGTCGTTGTATCCTTGAGCGTGCTTATCTAATAACCATCTAGCTTTTGCTTCACCAGTTGAGTTGCCTAAACCTGTAATATTTTCAAGTGGTATGTTTAAACCTAGCGCATCTAAAAACTCTTTAATAGCTGGCGCAGCTTCAGGTGCTCTAGCTGTAAGTATATATGTATCTTCTGTACCATATTTTCTAGCACGCTCCATAGCTTTGTCAAACATAGGACCTGGCTCACCACCAGTTACTTTGTTAAACTCAGAGAAATCTGGTGTCCAACCTTCAGCTACTAAGTCAGCACCTTGTGTAGCAAAATCTTCAGCGCTTACTATTTTAGTTTCACCATCTTTAGTAAATATAACATTAGACTTTGTAGTAGCTAGAGTATCATCAAAGTCCCAAGCAGTCATGCCTTTTGGAGAAGTATCTTGAGAGCGTTTGTTGTTTGCTTTACGAATATCTGTTGCAGTTTTTTGCAACTCAATATCTGATACGCTATCATCTAGTATAGAGCTTAATCTTTCTTTTAACTCAGGGAACTTAGCAGATTTATCTTTAGATATATTTTCTTGTACCTGCCTTAAAGTTTCTTTGTTAGTTATAAAGCTTCTAACGTAACTAGAAAAAGCTTGACCTTCTCTAGTATCTACAAACTCGTCTATATTAACGTCATTTTGTATAGCTAGCATACGCAGTTGATCCGCCGTGCTAGTAGTACCTAAAGCATCGTCTTGAAGATCACTAAAAACTTTAGCGCCTAATGTTTGAGCAAAGTTTGCGGTTAGCTCTTCACTAGCTGTAGCCATGTCAAAACCACCGTCGTACCAAGCTTGAAGCAGCGCTTCAACCATGAGGCGTTGAGTATTAGCGCTAGGTGTAACGTGCTCTCCTTTAAACTTTAAAGCGTCTTCTAGTATTTTCTGCTTATGCTTTTGTATTTTCTCGTCTGTATAGTTTTTCTTACGATTACCTTTTTCAGTAAGGCTAGCAGCTATAGATTTTCTGTCTGCATAGGACTCAGCCGCAGCATAATTAGGGTGCTTAGTATTAAGATCTATATCATAAATATTTTTTTGCTTAGCATCAGGATTACTAGCAAAATGAACTACTTTACCTGTCTTCTTATGCGTGCCTATATATCTAGCCTGAGAAACGTCTGTGTACTGTATAGCGTCAAGAGTTGTTAAACCTCTAATGCCAAGAGTGTTGTTCGAACCTATTTCAAACATACGCATAATACCAAGTCTAGCATTGGTATCAGTGGTTTTAGACATAGCTTCTAACACTTGCTTCAAAGCCACAGCATTGTTTTCATTAGCAGCATCAATATCTTTTCCGTAAAGCTGTTTAACTCTAGCTTCTTTTTGCTTAGCGTTTAAATTAGGATCTACTAATATTCTTTGTATTTTTAGCATTAAACCTGTATTAGCATTTAACAGCACTATTCCAGGTTGAGCTACTACTCCTTTTGTTTTAGCTTCGTAAGCGTCGTATACGTCTTGGTTTTTGTTTTTATTTAAACCTCTGTTGCTACCTAATAAGCCAAAGAATTGTGAGCCTAACGCTTTTACTAAAGGCGCGGGTAAACTTTTAATTAAGCTTTTAGCGCCCGCTGCAAGCTGCTTGTTAGCAGTCACGTCATCAGCGTCAATTTTATTTTCAAAAAACTTGCCAAGCAAAGCCTCTGCGCCAGGCTTGAATTTACCAGTACCTATAGCACTACGTAAAGGATCTTTTAAACCTTGATCACCTTTAGCAAAATATTTTTCAAAGTTAATAGACTCTAAATATTGGAGCACAGATATTGATATACCTTCTTCTGCAACTCTTTGATGAAACTTTGGTGTGTTATAACCAACATCAAGAGCTATATCGGCAACTAGCTTGGCCTCATCTTGGAAACCTTCTATAGTATCTCCAACTAACATGTCAATAATACCCTTACCAGTAGGATCAACGTCTTGAGAATACAGGTTTAACGATCTACCATCTGCTAAGTGTAGTATTTCTGAGATGTGATCACCTCTGTTTTCCATAGCTACTCTAGCACCTTGGTTAGTCATAGCCATGTCAGTTAGCTTTACTAAGGCTTTTATTCTTTGGCCAATGTTTCTGTCATCTTTAAGCTTAATATTCGGCTCGCCTCTTTTAGTTACACCAAACATAGACAATATCTCAGCGTCTGTTAAGCCGTCATTAAAAGAATAACCAGTGAGATTATCTTTTCTAGTATGCTTAGTAAATAGCTCTGAGTTAAGTAATACTTGAGGTATGCCTATAGCTTTATCTGGTCTTGGTTCGAGCTTCCCTGTATTAGGGTTCTTAACCATCTTAGTTGTAGAGTGTTGAGGTATTATAGCGTTACGTATCTCGCTAATATGTTGCTGTATCCAACGCTGAGCGTTTGACACATCAGTCTGATCTAGGTTACCGGTCTTAGGCTTACCAGCTTTATTAACAGGGTTTATACCCATCATATCCATAACCTCGTAGAATCTTTTGCCACCTAATGTTTTGTAGTTTTTACCATCAACCTTGATATCACCGCTAATGACATCAGCCATTATACTATTATGTATGCTGTTACCTTTGCTTCCAAACCTCGTCCAAAGCTTTACACCTTTACCCTTACGTTCCATCTCATGTGAAACGCCGTCATTGTCATCAGCTACAGCTACAACTGCTGGCGAGTCTATATCTACAGTAAACTGACCGTCTGCGCCTATAGTTCCTACTATTTCTTTAACTCTTTCTGGTAAATACTTGTTTAACCACGCTGCAAGTGGTACACCTTTTTCTATATTGTATTCTTGCACAAGACCTAAGAACCCTCTAGGATGCGTCATTAGCGCCATCTTACCATCTTCCATATTAAAGCCTGCAACTCTAGAGTATGGCTTTAATATTGATTCTAGTAAAGATTTTTTTCTTTCTACGTTTTGACCTTTACGTTTAGCTATAGCTGCATCATCTGTATTTATGCCGTCAAACTCGTCAATAATGCTAGCTACATCGCCTTTTTCCCATAACTCTTGAACTCTATTGCTAGCCTCTGCTTTTTCTCTTGATACATCTTGAGAGCTTTTCTTACCAGACTTTATATCTTCTGAATATTCTTCGTCAGATTTAATGTTGTTAGATATTTTTCTTTTAGCCTGTCTAGATATTTCTCCCTTATTAAAGGCGTCAATATAACCTACAACATAGTTTAAACCAGATCCAGCTGCATTAAAAGTAAAGTCACCTCCATACAGGCTTCTAAACAAGTTACCTAAACCTTGACCTGATTTTCTAGCTTGTTCTAGCGCTACTTCATTATCAGGGTCTTGCAATAAGTCTTGTACTCTATGAACGTACTCTTCAGCAGCTAGTGGTGTCTGCTGTTTCATAGGTAGTATTGGATTAGTCTCCGCGTTGTACGGTTTAGACGGATCTTTAACCTTTAATCTAGCATCTTCCACGATAGTAGGATTAGTCATTTGGCCTATTGCTAGTGCATTGATGCGTCGAAGTTGAGGCGTTCTTTGCATTGAATCATGTAGGTTTTCAGCTAATTCTACAATCTCAGCTTCATTCATAGCCATGTCAGTAATCACGTGACTTATTTCGTGTGAAAAAACTGTTCCTTGTAGAATCTTACCTTGACTTAATTTTTCTTTTACTTTTTCAGCATTAAGAGTTAAGTATGTAGGCTTACCGTTTTTACCTATAGTAATGCTACCAAAGTCATCTACTACGGGATTACCGTCTTTGTCAACAAAGTCTCTTACTTCTTTTTCTGCTTGCTCAATAGAAGTATAACCCATATCTTCCCAGTTGTCAATATGGTATTGTTGTATTTCTTTTATATTTGCTTTTTCAATAATCTGAACTTCACTAAGTTCTTTTTGACTAAGTATATCTTTAGCATTAAGATACTGACTGTCGTATGTTACTCTTGCTTTTGTTCTTTTTGCAGTAAGCATAGAGCCTAAGGCCTCGTAATAAGAGTTTTCTAATTTTCTTTTTCTATTAGTTCTTCCAGAGCCTTCAAAACCACCTTTACCATATACTTTTTCTTCAACAAACTTTTTAACATCACTGTCGTTTTTCATTTCATTAACAACAGACTGTTGAAATTGTTTTTTAGACGCGTCGTGAACCGCTATGAACTTGTCTTTATTAGACATAGAATTAAACTCAGGGTTAGTTCTAGCTAATCTATCAGCAATACGAAGGCCTCTGTCGCCAAGATGTTCTTTTATAAGCCCGTTCTCACCAAGAGCTTCTTTTTGAAACTTCACGTCAGTTGAGGCTGTAATGTTATCTCGCGTCTCTTGTATTAAGCTTAGCTTAGTATCTAGTTCTTGTTGTTTTTCAGAGCTTAATTTTTTTCTATATAAATCTAGTTTCTCTTTCTTTTTTTGAGGGCTATCTTCTGGTTTAATACCAGCCTCTCTATTTATATTACTTTCAATAGATCCGGCTCTAACTAATTGCTCTAAACCTCTAGTACCATTTATTATAGCGCTAGCCTCCATGTTGTTGTCTGCATAAGCTATCTTAGTTCTAACAACATCACGGATCTTTTCGTGGTATAAGTTTATAGTTTGAGTATCATTAGGGTCTACATTAGTAAGCGCTTTTTTTAACGTTTCTAACTCAGCTTTACCTTCAAAATAACTTTGCCTAGCTTCGCGTGTGACATAGTTGGTTTTTATAAAGTTAATAGCGTTAGCTGGGCCGTTCATTGGCCCACTTGTAAGCAATGAAGTAACTGCTATATCGTCAAACTGATCCCACTTTACATCAGCGCCTAGTAAATAACCATCTGCTAAGTTATTACCAACGTATATTAACTCTTCTTCAAGTACCTCTCCACCGATCTCTTTCAAAGTTTTACCAGTCATTTGAAGAAACCTACTACCAGATGTTGTAGTTATAGCTGAAGCTATATCATCTACACTTCCTTTAAGCGCGTCAATAGCGCTTCTGGCGTTAGGGTTCGTACCTATAGCGTATGATATACCACCTTCAATGATAGCAGCGGTACCAACAGCTGCATACAGCGTGCCTCTATCAATATCTCCTAGTGCTATAGTCTCGTGAAGATTAGACTTTCTTTCTAAGTACTCAGCTTTTCCTACTAAACCATTTTTATAAGCATTTTCTAAACTTGATAATTCTAGCTGCGCAAACTCTCCGGCGTCTATTTGTTGCTCAAGTTGAAATCTTTTTTCACCACCTGCACTCAAACCAAACATAGTAGGTACAAGCCAGCTACCTGCTCCAGGCAAAATAATATTTGTACCAATAGCAACAGCCACGTTAGCTCCTTGTTGAGCTATAGTTCTACCAGCAAACCTCCAACCAAGACCAGCGTCAATCATTTCGTCATATGAACCTAACTGCTCTCTAGCTTCACCGCCTCTTTGCCTGCTTTCTTTCATACGCATAGCTTGTTCGCTACCAAAGAAAGAAGATATATTAAGACCTATATCATTAAAACCTCCCCAAAAATCAGCGCGTAAGTTATCCGCGAAGTTGTATTCTCTATCTGTTATAACGCCAAGATCAAGAGCGTCGCTAGCAAAAGTTTTGTACTCGCCCATTAAAGCGTCGTATCCTTCTGTCCACTGTAAAGCTGCTTCTCTTGACTTGTATATTTGATCATTAACTAATCTTTGATATTTGTTAACTTTATCTTCGTCGAGTCCACTAACAGTAACTATACCGTCTTTTACTTCGTATCCTAATCCAGCTTCAGCAACTTGTTTCAAAACCTCGTCTAATTCTTTTTTAGACTCAGCTTGTATTTGCGTTCCTTTCAAGCCATAAGCATCAAAAAGTTCTTTATAACTACCTGTCATGTTTAAGTAGTTATCATTTTGACTAGCTATATCATCAAGATAATTAGATCCTCTTCGTAATTCATCTATAGTAGCCGAAAGAGCCTCAGGCCTAAACTCTTGTTTTTTCTGAACACCGTTTTCGTCTAGTACAGGGTTACCGTTACCATCATATAGCGGTATAAATTGAGGGCCATTAGCGTCATCTAGCGACGATAGTGTTGACATATACGTAGCAGTCTTCTCGTCGGCTTGACGAAAAGCCTCTTCTTTAATTATATCTTCTGTTACTATACCTGTATAGCCATTTTCATCTGCGTTAAACAGGTTCTGAAGTATATTAAACTCGTCTTCAGGTATTTTATTTTTTAACGCAAGAGGAATACTTAAACCAGTACCTTTGTCTCTACCGTAGCGATCTTTATCGTCAAGTAAAGTTCTAAGATTAAATCTAACCGCTTCATCTCCATCTTTAGTGCCTACACGTGCTCCATTTCCCATCCACTCTTCACCAAGCAATAAATCTATAGTGGCATCAGATACTCCAGCTTTCTCAGCGGCATTACGAATTAAGCTTGATGCTGAAATAGAACCTTCTTTAACTACAGTTCCTTGCCAAGCCTTTTGTCCTACGATATTATTTAAACCCCAGTTAAGAAGCTCTTCTGGATCTTGAGATATTACGCTGTCATATAGCTCGTTTCTATTTGCTCTATATACGTTAGTTGCATTAATAGTAGCTTCGGTTGTGCTATCTTTTAGAGCGCTAATTTGCCCTTCAGTTAAATTTTCCCAAAAAAAGTTTTGAACTCCTTGAGCACCATCACCTTTGTAGACAACTTCTCCTTCTTTATTATATATTAAATATCTACCTGGAATAGGAGCTTTTACTTCGTAACCTATAACTTCTAGCTCCCTGTTGATAGAGTCTAAATCATCGTACTCAGTATTTTCAAAAGAAAAATGAAATGCATCGTCTCGCTTACCTAATATTCTAAACAGTCCAATGTCTTCTCTTGAATCATTTTTGTCGTACCACTCTTTTACTTGCTTGAGCTTGTTCATCTGCTCATCTAACACACGCTGTCTACTTGCGGCTTGTGCTTCACCTAATTGAGTGCCTTCGTACAACCATTCTCTAACACCTCTACCAGTATCCTTGGTAGGGTATAAATCTATAGGTATCTCAGTACCGTCAGGCAATATAAATCTTACTGCTTCACCTATACCTCCAGTTTCTATAATTCTAAGACCAGGGTAGTCACCACTTTTATCAAACGCTAGTCTAACGTCTGCAGCGCTTTTATTTATAACTGTGGAAAAATCAGTTAGATCAATTACAGGTGAGTCGTAGTTTAATCCAAGCTCACCTTCATCCCCTCTTTCTGGTACGTCATCTATACTAGCGGTTGTTTCAGGTGGTAACTCACTTTTGTACTCACCTGATTTAATTAAATCTGCAACTGTAGAAACCTTAAAAGCTTCTTGCATCATATACCAATTAGCACCAAAAAGCTCCTCTTGCTTCTCGGGAGACATATTAGCTACCTCTCTTTCCGCCTGTTTTTTAACAGCGTCTTTTTCTTTAGCTTCTTCGTCAAGCGCTTTCTTTATAGGATCTGAAGAAACATCTTCCTCTTTGGACACCGTAGGCGATTCTGACTTGTCTAACCCAACAACTGGTGTCCCGTAATACACTGTTGGGTCTTGTCGCTTTCCCACATTGCTAACATCTTGTCCTACAATTTCTGGGAACTTCGGAAGAGTAACGTTTAAATCAAAATTGTCAGCTTGAGCTGTTGTGATAAAATCAACTAAAAGCTGTTTATCAACGTGCTGTAACTCTGGAAACTTTGTAAGCGTAATATTTAAATCAAAGTTATCTGCTTTAGCTGTAGTTGTAAAATCTACTAACAGCTGCTTTACATCTGTACCTAAATTTTCTAATGACATATTATTTTATTATTGTCTATTGTTTCCTTTGTTAGTGCCATCAAGATTTACACTGACATTGGTTTGCACGTTCGCTACTCCACCAAACTTAACTGGATCAACTCTTCGTTTTGCTTTTAGCATAGCCCACTCACCCCAGTAAGCTTTTAATGTTTCAATATTTTCAGGCTTTTCTAATTCTTTTAATATCAGCTTTCTTACATCACTATCCGGATCAACAGCTTGCATTTCTTCTACTGTAAGTATACCATCGCCTGTATCACCAAGTGTACCTTCAGGTACTGTAATAGATATATTTTTAAACCCGTCTGCGTTTATAGCCATTGCGTTAAAATCAGGGTGTAATAAAAAGTCTTGCGCAAAAGTAGTGCCCATACTTAAATCACCATACATCATCTTCTTGCTATTACCTTCGTTTATCATAGAACCAAAAGAACTACTTATCGTTTCATTATTGAAGTTGTATGTACCTTCAGCACCGCCATCAGCGGCGTCTTTGCCATACTTAGCCTTTTCTTTTTCTAATCTTTGTATCTGCTTTTCTATTTCGTTAGCTTCTACAGTGGGTAGTGTAGCATTACCAAGCATGTCAGTTACATCAGATGTGGTTAATGCTCTTACTATTGTAAATTCACTTTCACCTTCGTCGAATGGACCCATCTTAGGCATTTTTCTATAACCACTATTAGGATCTTTTAGTAACTTTTCAGCCTCAGCTGGATCTATATAACCTGGTTCATCAGGGTTAGTTGTTTGATACTTAACGCCCATGCGAGTAATACCGTCTTTTTCACCGTCTACATTAGTATCTATAATCATTAAGTTTCTAGGATCAGCATATTCACCTAAAAAATATTTATCAGCTGTCGAAAAAGCGTTTTCATTATCAATAAAGCCTACGTTTTTCTTAGTGTCTAAAACAGTTTTACCCAAAGCATCGTGCTTAGCAAATGCTGCAACAGCCACCTGCTGCTCTTCAAGTATTTTTTCCTGTAAGGCTTTATCACCATTTCTTACAGCTTCATTATAGCGAGTTTGGCGCTCGGTTTCTGCTTTAGTAACTTGATCTTTTAGTTCTACTGTATTCCACCCTTCAGTAAGCTCTGCATTTTTAAACTTTTCTTCAAGAAGACGCGTTGCTTCTTTACCTTCTTCTAAAGCTTTTTTAAAGTCTATAGTTCCAGCAGCGACTAGTTTAGTAGCATTTAAAATATCAGGTGATATGTTTTTACCAAACCCTTCACCAGGCGCTTTCATGGAACCTACCTTAGCAGTCATTAAGTTAGCTTCCTTGATTCTATTTAAAAGGCTAGAGTCTAAAGAGTAGTTTAAAGTTCTTGCTGATCGTGTTGTTGTGTGATTAGACATGTCTTATAAATTTCCTGTGCTTGCTAACCACTGATTAAACAACTCGTACTGAGACGCAGAGCCAGTGCCGCCTAACTGCTGCATAGCAGCGTCATACTGCTGCTGATCTATTACGTCTTCCGCTCTCAATGTACCTGCTACGGCTTGACCGCCAGACTGTATAGCTTGAGCTTGAGCTTGTTGAGCCTGTTGTATTGCTAGCATTTCAGCTTGTCTAGCAACGTTAATTTCATCAGCCGACATACCCATCATAGACTGTATAATACCCATTTCAGCTTGTCTACTAATAATTTCTCCTTCACGCTCAAGCCCTTGCAGTCTAGATTCTTCGGCACGCTCTTTAAGCATGTTTTGTTGCTCTTGGGCAGCTATAGACGCACTTGTTTTTTGCGCTGCTATAGCACCTGTATTAGCTAGCGTTTGTGCTAACGCGGCTATGCCAGACGATCCAGCAGCAGCCCTCATTTGATTCATAGTATTCGCTTGAGACTGTAGCATCTGAGATCTTTCAAACTCTGCGGCTTGCTTATTTACGGTTAAATCTTCATACACGTTTTCCATGTTTAGGTACGGATTACTAGTGTCTAAAGCTTCAAACTGATCTTTAGCTTTATCTAGCTCTTCTTGAGCTTCTTTTGCTAACTGAGCCTGCTCTTTGGCCCTATTATTTGCTTGAACGCTTTTAGTTATCTCTACCGTAGCCGTAATACCAGCGGCCACAACTACTGCCCAACTCATAGTTTATTTATTTTTAATGTATTCTTCATATTCTTCATAACTAGCTACAATTATTTCTTTTTCTAATTCTTTAAGATCTTCAGTGTTTGTAGGATTGCCATGCACGTTGTACCATATAGTATCTTCATGCGCGTACGCAACTCTCTTTATCCCTGCCCCAGCGACTATTACGCTTGGAGCCTTATGTTCTGAAGCTCCGTTTTCGTCTACAACTGTTAAATGACCTGACATAAGAAAGCTTATATGCTCATGCTTGTGTATAGCGCCGATGACAACGCAGCCTTGTTTAACAAACATTTCCCTAGCATAAACACCGTCAGCAAATATAGATTCAGTTGAACATAGATCGCTATTAGGTATTATAGGATTATCACTAGTACCTACAATTATGTTTTCGCCGTCAGCAGCTTCTTTAAATTTATTTTCTAATTCTGTTATAGAAGATCTAAAGTTTTTTACTAGTTGACTATCGCTTTTGTTTAAACTATTATTAGCCATAAATTTAATTAAATTTTACTAATATATAGTTACACTTTTTACTATTTATTTACTACTAGCAAACGTTTCCATAGCTACGCTATATAGTTCTGCTTCAGATGTAGAGTTGTTGGCTAGCTTAACTTTTGCATAATACCCTGATGGTGTACTTAAGTTTGCTTTGTTGTTTTTATTAAACAATATGAACTTATCAGATAATCCATTAGCGCTACCTAGATCAGAATATCCTAAGCTAGTTTCTACTTTCATAGTAGGTGTGTTGCTAGTTCTATTATTTATTTCTCTTATTTCACCAATTTCTACAATGTTACCTGATTGATTAGTAAAACCACCGTCAGCACTTGTGCCTGAGCTAGTGCTACAATAGTAAGCAGTGTCTCCTACTTGACAAGATACATTAAGTGGAGCTGTAAATGTTAGTTCTGCGTACGGCATGTTAATTAATTTGTTGAAGCAAAATCATCAAGATATATAAATACATCTGAATCTTTGCCTAAAATATTTATATTTAAATAACCTTCTATTTTTAGATTACCACTTTCTAAACTTGCGTTTAAATGTTTAGTCGCAAAGATATTGCGAGTGTCGGTACTAGCAAAATCATCTGAAACGTCATTTGTAATTTCTTCTGAAATAAAAGTTAAATTTACTCCAGTAAGATTTTGAGCTACATTAGCTGTAAATTCTCCAGCTTCAAGATTAATTGATGAAACCCTTGCAAAGACAACACCATTAGGCAAAACATCTCCAGGCGCACCAACAACACCGTTACCAGTAAATATCATGCCTTCAACTATGCCTCTCATGCTATTTGTTCCAAATCTAACGCTAGTTCCAGCCGTAGTAGTATTAGTTGCAGTAACTTTGGTTGGATTAGATAAAGCTTTTCTAAAGTCAAGATCTTGTTTTAAAGAAATCGTTTTGCCAGAAGCTGGTGGCACAGATAAATTAAACGGAACTACAGAGCCATTATCGCGAAATGCTAGCAGATTAGTATTGTCTGCCACAGTGCAAGCTGTAGATAAAGTTATTCTTGTATTTCGTATTTTGTTTATCTTAGTTAAATGAGGTATAGTACTAGTTCCAAAAGGATCACATATAAACATACCTTCTTCTAATCTAGAACTAACTTTAGTTAGCGTAATATTTGTAGAACTTACGCCGCCATTACCTCCAGTAATATTAGTATCATTAGAGTATCCTTTGTAACTATACTTTTTACTATAAGGCCTAGTTATTTCAAAAGTTGGCATAGTTCCGTAGCTACCACCTCCTTCTGTTTGTGGTTTTATACTTAATGTTCTTTTACCATATTGCAAAATCTTAGCTTGTCCTCTAAGAACAGGTATTGAAGAAGAAACAGTTGTTGTTCCTGGGTTTATAACTATATCATATCTAGTATCTGAAGTTACCTCTGGCAAACATACGTAATGTTTGTTTACGCCTTTTGCGCCTATAGTTCCTGATTCAAAAGCAATGTCTGTTTGGAAAGCTTTTGTTTCAAAATTATAATATTGACTAGCAGTGTCACTAGTAAGACTTGACTTCTTTTCAATTCTTATTTCATAAGTAGAATCTTTAACGCCGTATAGACATATAGTTTTTTCTGCAGCGCTACAGCTAGTTCTTTCATTGTAATCAATAGAAGCTAAACCAGTAGCTGCTCTAGGTAAAGCAACTGGTGTGTAAATTATATTTGCAATATGAGCAAGATATTGTATAGTGCTAAAGTCTTCAAATAACTCTGAAGTCATAGGAGGTTCAAAGTATATTCTTGCTGTAAAATCAGTTAACAGTGGATATCCTAAAACAGTGGTATATACTTGATCAGTTATCTCATAAGTATAATAAGGCTCTAGTGGACTTCCTTCAGGTATATCAAATACTACATGCGGCGCAGCCGTGCCATTATTTTCGTAATAGTAATCTTCGTCTGCTGTAAAACGTATTTTAGCTATCTCGCTTGTCTGATTATTAACTAAAGTATTATTTGCTATATGACTATTTATAATACTAGTTGGTTGCGCTTGATCTAAAGGTCCTACCAAAGGATTAGCTGGAGGATTAGGTCCGTTTTGATATCCAGATTCTGTAATATCTGTTAAATCAAACACTCTGCCATTAGCTACGGTTGGATCAGTCTGTACATCAGAACCGTATATTTGATATATCGTTTTTACACCTCCAGATCTCTGTCGACCTAAATCTACTATTGTTTGATCAATGTCTATAAAAGCTGTCACGTTACCATCAGTCGTATACGATGGATCTAAATGTACTCTAGCCTTAACTCTATTACTCGAGCTACCAGGTACTCCAGGTCCACCATCGTAATCAATGTCACTAAACTCTACCTTTAAAACAGGTGCATCGACATTACCGCCAGTCCAAGTATTATCTGGGCTTTCTGTTGCTCCACCTATAGCGAAGTTTGAGGCTGATAAAGGTATACCGCTATATACTCCTGCTATTACAGGAGTTATAATTAAATCAATATATTGACCTGATGGTATAGGCGTATCATCTAGCCCAAACCAATAAGGGAAAACAGTACTATCTACAGTCCAGTTGGTTGAGTCTGCAGTAGAATCCCAAACGCCACCTCCGCCGTCAGATCCTTGGTATGTAGTTGATACATTGTTAAATACACCAATAAATATTTGGCCCTTAGCATTAGCATCGCTATGTAATATGTTAGCATTACCTAATCCTTGAACAGTAATATCTTTAGCGTTTTTATTTAAAGACACTTCTGTAATATTTGGTTGCGATGTACCAGTAGTATTGTCATATGAAAGCACGCTTTCAAAACCAGTTGTCGTACCGGTAGGGTACGCAAAATACTTACCTTCTTTGTCTTTAAAGAATATGTTTCCAGTATCTTGTAAGTTTGTTTGTATGTTATCTACATACCAGCCTGCTTGAGCATCTAAGTTATAATACTCACCATCGGTAACTGACGTAGCTATTAATCCATTATTTACGCTATAATCATTATTGTAAAAGTTCGCGGCCTGAGTATCAAACTCTTGTATTCTATTTTCACTACCTTCATAATTAATAGTTGTAAAAGCTTTAACGTCTGACGGTTGATCATTAAATAAAACTGTTATAGATGACTCGCCATTAGTGGCATTGCTAGTAGCAAAAGGTAATTCAGTGTTAACTGTTTGACTTGATGCGGCTACTCCGTAAAAATTATTTCTTGAAGAATTATCGTGATGCTTATATAGCTCGCCTCTTTTAAAAGTATAATATTGATTGTTTATACTTACACCACTTTCTGCATAAAAAGATTTAAAGCTAGTAAACCCACCTGCAATATCACTATATGAAACTGTAATGTTGTTATATGGTAATACATCTCCTATTTCATATTTACTTGATACAGTAATATTATATTCTTTTTTACGATCATCATACGTACCAACAACTTTATCTACGTATGAAGAAAATAGATCAGCAAAGTAATCTTTCATGCCTTTGTCTGATACCGCTACTAAGCCTTCATTAGTAAGTCGTAACACCGCGCCTCTCATAGCGTCTGTAAAATAAACGGCATAAGGTGTTACAGCTAAAGATTCTGGATTAGTACCTATACCATATTTGCCTTTATATGGTACAGTACTACCTATAACTTTATTGCTAGCTACAAGTTGAGAGTTACCATCAGCATTGAATATAAGATCTTTATTAGTATCTGCTCTAAGAACTTTGTCTTCACAGAACATAATTAATCTAGTATTTCTGTTTAAAAGAGCTTGTATACTACCGTGTACTGGATTAAGATCTTTTGTTATATTTTCTCCAGCAATAAATTGATTAAGCTCGTTTACACCAGTAGTAGAGTTGTATAAGCCTGAATATATCATACCATGCTCTCTACGCTCTTCTCTGACTCTACCTGTTATTGTTGAAGAAACTTTAACTCCATTATCCATTTGAGTACCATTAAAGTCATCTCTAACTCTATCAGATTCTACGCCATTACCAAAACACCAGCAGTTATTCCAGTCTAAATAATGTCTTTGAGTATACAATTTATTTTGCGGAACTATTGTATCAGCACCTCCTTCCAAAGTCATTGTTGTACCTCCTACAGCAGCACCTGTTTTTATGACATTATTAAAAGAATAATGATTACGCTTAGTAAACCTTACTGTATCGCCATCGTTTATAGGTAAATTTACTACAGGTATAGCAGGTGTAAATGTTATAGTTTCGTTATCAACTTTAGTGACGGTGTGTGTTGTTGGTTGTACAATAGTTGTAGAATTAAGACTAGACTCAAAAGTAGTGCCAATAGGTATTAACTCTTCATTGTTAGAAGATTTTAATGTTAGAGGTATTAAGCCACTAGCTTGATAATATAAATCTACATCTACACTTTCTTTAGGCTCCGTTTCCCATATAGCAGGATTTTCAGTGTATGAACCAACATCATAGCTTTCTACGTCAGAGTCTAATACATCAAGAACAATTTTATCAGTATAGTCATGATGCAGAGCTCTTCTAAATTTACTATCACCAAATGGAACATGAGACTTAGTACCTCTAATAGGATTATAGCCACTTGGTCCGCTACCTATACCGCCACCTGCTGCTGTTCTACATACAATAGTCCATCGCTGCCTTAAGCATCTTACTGTATTAAGCTCATCACTCCATTGCTCAAAATTACTATCAAAATACTGCTGCACGTCGTAAACAAAGTTTCTTATACCCCAAACTCCTTCAAGCTTACTTGTAGCTGTCCAAAACTCGTTGTCATAGCCAAGATAATAGTTATCGGCTGCTGAGCCAATATTTTGATATCCTCCAGGCGTATGCATTTCACCTTGAACTATGTATACTGTTTGATCAGGATCGTCTCTAAATCTAAATCTTGTGCCAGGAGTTCCTAGCTTTTCCATAATTTCTCTAACAGCGTTCTGTTGGATTCCACTAGAACCGTTTTGAACAGTATGAGCGGGAACTTGCTCATCATCTAAATCCTCGCCATTCCAAGTAGTGTAATTACTATATATGCCTGAATAAGATAAATCCATATATATAGGATTACCATCTCCATCGTCGCCCCATATACCTCTACTAGGATGCCCTTTACCTTCATTATATATGCCAAAACCGTTAGAAGAAAAATTACTACCACTATATATACCAGCATAAGGATATGGACTTCTTTCAGATTCTGAACCAAGTGAACCGTTGTCAAGTATACCACTTTCGTCGCTAATATCGTGCCATGGTAAGTTGTTTTGATATCTACTACCTGGAGCGTCGCACATTATGTGATCGAATGTGTCGCCCGCAGCCTCGTATGTATCAGGATTGTAATATGCTCTTTTGCCAGTTAAAGTATAAGCCGTACAACAGTCTATAAATACATCGTAATCTTCAGCTACTGCTCCCCAAAATTGAGAGCAACCGTCATTAAAGTCTTCAATTTGAAACTGTGCGTAGTTTAAAGCTAGCATAGGATTACCGTTAACAGCTTTAGTGGTTAATCCAAACGCATCACCATCACCGTTAGCTGAACTAGCTCCACCCCAATAGTATTGTCCATCCGCAGCTACAATATGGCTATACTCTGTAGGGTGCTTTGATCTTTCGCTAGCTACACCAGAGTTAGTTGCCCAAGAATTTATATACTGCAAGTCTACAGGTATAGGCTGGTCAGGAGAATAAATATTTGTATAAGCGTTGTTGTTTATATATCTTACACCTATAGAATCATTTACTACGTACTGCTCTGATTCGTTTGATTGAGAAAGTACAAATTTTTCTAACGCTTCGTCTCTAAATATTTTTACAAAAAATCTACCGTCAAACTCTGGTCTATTTACAGGAGTTAATTTTATTAACGATACAGTTAAGTTATCTACAGCTCCAGAAAACAAACCGTTACTAGAAGTAAAACTTATTTCTGGGCCAAAACTTCCAACTATAATTATTCTAGCTGAGTTACCAAAAGTAGTAATTTGCTGCACTTGATACACGGCTCTTTCAACAGGTAAGCCTCCTGTAATTACTAACTCGTATTCGCTATCAGAAAAATCACTAACTTCACCAAACACAGAGTTAAAAGGCCCATCTTCATCAATACCATTGTCTATGTCTATAAAGTTTGTATCTTCTATTGGATATCCTTCTACGTTATTACCTACAAAGCCTTCGTTAAATAGCTTTCCTACAACTGTTCTTTTGCTTTTAATATAATCAGGAGCTTCGTTATCTATAGATAATATTTTATATCTACTTTTTTCATCTACGGCTTGATTACTTCCGTGAGCTTTTTTAAGTATTAAATAGTCTTCTTCACTAAGTTTATTTCTATCCGCAGAAGGAAATGATATATATATATTACCATCAGCTGCATTATACCAACGATCCATAGCAATAGTATAATACTCTGAACTTATTTCTTTTACGTACCAAGACATGTATTCTGCCCAAGAAGGTACTTCACCAAACTTCGTATCTATGTTGCATACTAGTCTATTTCTAAACTCAGATAAAGTTTTTGGAACTTCGATACTAGCTTTTTCAGAAGTTAGCACTGGAGTTTCTCTACCATGCCTATCGCTAAACACTACACCTACTTGATACTTACGCATAGTTTTAACTGAAGGTAAAGCGTAGTTTATTTCTGATCCATTAGAATAATCTTCTATAGCAGTAGAATCTATACCTAGCTGTATAATAGGATCTCTAAGCACAGTGTAGTTTTGAAGATAATTACCATATATTAATCTGCTAGCACTTATTTCTTGTGCAAGTGCTTTTCTTGGTACATTGTCATAAGGCCTTATAAGTTGATTTGCAGGAACTACATTGTGAATCATATCTGTAGTAACCTCAAAAGAACCTCTTGCGTTGCCTAGTTCTGTAACCTCGTTTGACGGCCACATAGGATCTCCGTCGTTTTTACGTATAGTTTTTACAGTATATACTACCGGATTATTTGTTTCTTTATATAGTATATCTATTTCTACAACATCTTGAGGAAATACAGGTGCGTCATATGCGTTTTCTTCGTAGTCTCTATGCTTATAGTAATTTAACCTAAGACCTCTAAGCTGGTTTACCATACCTAGATTATAACCTTTTTTAGGTTTATACTCAAAGTAATCTGGTAAAAAAGCTATTTGTGAAAACGGTGCAAACGGAGAATATTCACCGTCGCAGTACTTATACCTATAAGAAAATCTAGGAAACTTAAACTTAAATAAAGGATCTTTATCTTCTAGTCTTACATACCAGTTTGTGCCTTGAATATTAGCATTAATAGAAAGTATTTTAATGACAAAGCCAGTAGTAGCTAACTGGTTTGGTCCAGTTACATTAGACTGTATAACTTCAGCTCTTATATCGTAGTCATCAAAATCGTCCGGAGAATACGTGTCTTGTTGAGGAGCTATAAGTAATATATCATTAACTCTAAAATCAACAGGATTATCAAAGGTTATTGGTACCTCAGATTCTACAGCTATAGGTGTATTGCCGGATTCTGTATAAGTAACATTTGTTTGTATGCCAAAAGGAGGGTTTTCAGTTCCATCATCTTGTACGCGTTTTAAAGAAGTTCTAAACATTTCAAGCTCTAAAGGCTGTGTTGGAGCTTCTTTAATTACAGTAATATCTTCTAAGCCTACGTATATAGGCGCGACGTCACCAGATGTGTTTTGGGTAATAGCAACCTCATAACTATCAATATCGCCAGAAGATGGATACGGATATGGTTTAACTAATCTAGTCTGAAAATAAGGTGTTTCACCATTGAAAGTAGCAGTGGTAGTTCCACCAATTAAATCTTCTGTTGTACCTCCAGTTCCTAATATAGATCTTACTATATTTATTTTCTTTGGTTCATGATGATTGTCTGTAAAAAATAAAAAATCATCAAGTATATTTATACCTGTTATAACAGTGTTCTTATTAAACTCAAGAACTCGCTCTGCGTTAAATGTTATAACGTTTGCATCAGCTAAGTATAGAGTCTTATTAAGAGTATATTTACGTGTATTACTTTCGTAAGTTTGAGAAATAACTCTAACGTTGTCACTTTTTGTTACAGTATAAGTAGCTCCATTAGCTACAGTTTGACCAAGAATAGTTTGGCTACTGCCAGAAACGTTATTAAACGTTCCAGTAATGTACATACCCTCTCTAATACCAGTTATATTTGTAGTATTACTAGCTCCAAGCTCTACCGGTATTGTAGTAGATCCATTAACGTTTGCGTTAGGTGATGTGTTAACCTCAAATATATCTACAAATACGTACTTTAAATTTTCGGAAACAGTGTTATATTCTAATATATAATCTTTTCTTATAGTAGGATAACCGTGTGCGTTGTTAAGATCACCGTCAGAAACTAAGTAGTATATACAATCTCTATCATCTGCAGCTATAGACCCAACGCATGTAGCAGTTGAAGTCACGTCATCAGCGCTAAAATAAACGCCGTCAGACGAGTGCATAGTATTCTGCAACGTGTTGCCTAGCAGCGACTGAGCTGTGCCAACATCTGATCCTTCAGACGTTGCTATTTCTATATTTAATGCATCTCTATACTCACCTTTAGGAACAAGACGTTCGTCCATGTCCTTGTTCATCTTGGCTTTAGAAAATGTACGTTTTAATTCTGGCATGCTTAGTGCTTAATAATTTTAGAACTTCCTCTTAATACTTGCGTAAGCTCTTCAAGCTTATAATTTGATAGTCTTATTTTTGCTTTTCTTGTTTCAGCAAATCTTCTTCTTTTAATCTCTGATAATAAACCTTGGTTAGTATCTTTCTTAGCGAAAAGCACGCCATACAATATGTGTTGATATATTGCTTCTTCAGCAAACTTAGGTACTAAAGAGTTGCTTAAATCTAAAGCAGTACCCGCAGCGTTACTTGCTATACCATCGCTAATGTATTTTAAAACTAAAGTTTTTCCACTCAAGCTAGAGCTAAAATGAAATTTACCTTGCTCTTCATCAATAAAAAATGTTCCATTAGCTTGAGCGTATTGAGGATCAAGACCGTATCTACCTCCTAACAACTCGCCGTACTGATCGTCTATTTCATCTGCGTCTTGATCGCCAATATCGGAAGTTGTGTTTGACTTATAGTTTTCAAAAGTAGTAGAGCCAAAGTTACCATCTGAATCAGCGGCTGTTCTAGTCAAGTCTTGACTTGCTCCGCCTGTATCAAAGCCACCAAAACCTTGTACAGTTTGACTAACGTCAAACGGATTAGCTGTTTTAGATGTTGGATATATTCTTCTTAACGCTCCACTATCATCAGCCCAGTATAAACCTACATAATTAACATAGTCTATAGGCATAACTAAAACTAAGCTAGAAGGTATCTCTACTTCCCAGCTTTTAGTACACTTCAAAGTATCGTAGCTTAATTCCTGCAAACCACGTATAGCGTGAAAAGTAATATCGTTTAAAGTGACATTATCACAGATTTTATCTTTACCTACGTATGTTGCTGAAAAAGAATCTATAATTTCTGTTAAACTGATAAATTGGTATCTACCAAAATCAGGACTTGTATTGTCGTAATACGTATACGGATCTGTTCTTAATATACCCATTTTACATTATGTTTTGAATAGCTGTTTCGCCAGCTTGCATACCGGCTGCGTATTGAGATAAACCTGGCTTAGCGATAGTAATTCCAGCTAATTCAAGAATTTTGTTGACTAGTGTATCTTCTTCTGATCTATGCAGCTCAAAGTTTACAGCTACGTTAGCATTGTATAGAGCTACGTCACTAACAACAACGTACGCCCAATCAACGGTTGTAGGTACTCTAAAGTACTCTGCTGTTACGTTAGACTCTATTGTAGATGATCCAGCAAACACGTTTATATCTTGACCACTAGTAGTACTATCACAGTAAATAGCACCTTGATTAGCAGTAGTAGCAAGATGTCTTATTGATCTTGTGTATCGTCTAGCTTCGTTTACATCTACCTTCTGGCATACGTCTCCATTATGAAATACTCTACCTGTCTGAAACACCTCGTGTTCAGTTCCATCTACTGATATTGTGCTTTGAAAATTAGTGCCACCATTTACTGGCGCTATAGACCTAAATGGATCTAGTTTTGCAGATATCAACTCTGTAATATCTGTTTCGTCTACTTCTATTTTTTTATCAGGCTCAGCTCTTTCTCTTGTGTTTAGCATGTAGAAGTAGCTTTCAAATATTTGCATCTGAGCCTGGTTGGCAAGTAAGTTATACTCCTGAGGAGTGATATAACCTCTCTGCTCTTTATTAGCTATTGCTAATACTCGTTGATAAACCGTGTCTATACTTACTGCCATAATTCGTTTTTATAGTTTAGCGATCACCCCGAAGGGTGACCGCCCAACTAAGTGATTATTAATTTAATCTTTTTTCTATATTCTTATAGATCTCCATACCTTCGTCAGTCTTAAACCAAGCGGCAAGCGCTGAGTATGGATGTTCGTCAAATGGTACTGTCATTAGTTTTCTATCGTTCGATCCCCACATAAAGTGTCTTTGATCGTTAGATAATCTGATAATACCTAGTTCAACAGCTTTAATTCCAAAGTTACGTAATACTACGTTATCATCGTTTACTAACTCTAAGAACAGCGTAGGATTACGTTTAGCAAAAAGCAATACGTCTCTTCGTAATTCTTTAGAGCTCATTGAAGAAACTTCAGAACCAAGCTCTACTCTCATAATTGCCTCCGCAAGATCAACATCAATATCTCTAGCAGCGATTAAAGCATCCGCTTCCATCTCTAAAATATCAATTTGATTTGCTGCAACTTCAACAGGTTTCCACTCGTAGTAAACTCTGTCTTTGTGAGGATGATATAACGAAAGTAGTTTTTGTAGCGTTTGTTTATTTTTAGGAACAAATAAAGCTCCGTTTCTAAACACCATGTGCTCTAACCTTTGATCACCTTTCATTTCATCAACAAACGGTGTTTTTTGGTTAGCAGTGTATCTAAGCTCTCTTTCGTAGCCTAAATCTTCGTCGAAGTAATATATGTCTGAACCTTTTAGAATATAAGATAAAGGTTTTTTATTATTCTTTAAATAGTAAACTCTATCTTTTATTTCCCAAGTATCTTTTGGTTCTTCTTTCACAACTGGAGCTGGCTTTGGCTTTGGTGCTTCTACCACTACAGTTTCTTGTGTTTGAGGTTCTTCTACAACCTCTTCTTTTTTCTTTTTAGCCATAATATAATATAATTAAATAATATAAAACTACCCCACCCGAAGGTGAGGTAGTTTCGATAAATATAGTTTACTTCATCAACATGAAGTTGTTTGCGCCTTGTACAACTAAGCAACGCTCAGAAAGCATGTGTAGTTGCATTGCGTCTAGAGCAGATGTAGCAGCTCCAACAGAACCTGTTACCCAAGTCTTCATACGACGATCATCAGTAGCAGAAGCTCTGAAACGAACGTGTAAGAACGGACGTCTAAGGTTTCTACCTAGTGTTTGATCGTACACAGTAGAAGTACCAGCAGGAATAATAACTCCGCGGATAGCGTTTACAGTGTCTCTATCATTAATACCACCACGAGTAGCTCTGTCGTTTAAGTAACGGAAGTCAGACTTGTAGAAGTCGTAAGATCCGCGACGGAAACCTGAGAAGCCAAGGTTTAGAGCCATGTCTTCGTCGTTATCAAACACTCCGTATGAAGTACCACCAGCACCGTACGAGTTCATTGAAGCAAGCATATCATCAATAGCTAGAGATGTAGAACGGTTAAGGAAAAGCATGTTCTCTTCAATAGCACCTTGCTTATCAAACTCAGCTAAGATAGCGTCAAACTCCGCAAGGTCAGTAGCAGCGTTAACACCAGTGATACCAGTAGTAATGTTACCACGATCTTCGATAGCTGCGAATAAACCTTCAGTACCAGTAAGAGTAGTACCGTCAGTTCCTAAGAACGCATCAACTTTAGAGTTAGCAGCTACAGTCTTAACTGACTCAAGCATAGCCATCTCAAGGTAGTCAACGAAACGTGCACGAGTGTCAGACTGCGCTTTTAGGTACCATAGGTATCCTGACTGTCCGTCTTCAGCAGCTACTTCAACCCAACCAATACGAGATGCATCAGATCCTGATACTTCGTAGTAGTCCTTAAGAATGATAGGCTTGTTGTTAAACGACTTAAACTGTGGCTCGTTAGCTTGACGAGAAGAACTACCGTTGTAGTTATCTCCTTTCTTAAACTCTGAACCGTAAACTAATAGCGTAGCTGTATCACCAGTATCAGCAGCTAGACCCGCGTTTGCGAATGTAGCAGTAGTGTTACCAGCATTGTAAAGAGCGATACTAATCTGATCGTTTGATACAGCAGTAACGATACCTTGTGCTGTTGCGCTGTTATCAGCTACAAGCACCATATCGTTAACTCTAACACCGTGATCAATTGCAGAAGTACCTACAGCGTTACCATCGATATCCGTGTCGATCTCGAAAGTACCACCCTCTTCGTTACTGTTACCAGTTTGCTGAGTAGCGTTTGCGATATGTCCTCTGTATGAAAGGTGTAAACGACCTTGTTCAGACCAAACAACTTGGTCAGCCGTCATTGATTCTTCAGCTCCAACTTGAGCAAGGAAACCAGAGATTGTTCTTGGACCGAACACCTCAGCTTCTGCTTCCATTAGATCTGGAACGTATTGTTGCGCCCAGCCTTGTCCAGCTGATGACGCTAAATCTAGGTAATTTGTTTCTAGTGTCTGCTTAGTTGGTGCAGCTACACTATTTAAATTACCACCTGGATTTGAAATTGCCATTTTTAATTTTTTTTAAATGTTATTTTTTTCTTTTAATTTTGAAACGTAAAGAATCTGAATCATCGCCTAACACTCTAGCTTTAATACCATTTTGAAACTGAGGCTCTGTATGTGAACTACGGGCTTCAGTGTTTATGTTTTTAGCTTTAGCGACACCATCTTTAATAGCATCTGCTTTACCTTGTTCGTAAAAGTGCTGAGCAATAGCATCCGCGTTCATAGCTGTAAACAAACTTTTGTGATAACCCTTAGCATCTGACATAGTGTTTTCTTTGTTCAAAAACCTTTTGACAAAATTACTAATATCGCTTTGAGTTTCTTTAACTTCATCTACATTGTTAACATTAAACCTGTATACTTTTTCTCCGACGTTGTATTCAAAACCTTTGAACTTGTCGTTGAAAACTCGGTTTGTTTGATCTGTAAACTCAGCTTTCTGTTTGTCAGCTACTTTTCTTGTCTGCTCTGACTCTTTATTGTATCGGTTGAAAAAATCAATTGCCTTCTGTTGCTCAGGAGTGAGGTTACTTCCAGCTTTAATTTCTTCGTAGTATTTAGACTTTTGCCTGTCTAAGTAGGCTTTGGCCTCGGCAACTTGCTCTTTGAGGGCCAGTTTCTTTCTTTTAATATCTTTAGCTTCATCTAGCTCTTCGTCATAAGAGAATTTATCTTCCATTAAAAATTCTACTTCGTCTGAAGATAGATGCGGTTTAGTTCTTTGATAATACTCACGCAACGCGTCTTGATCGTCTATATCTTTAACGTCTCTGTTTAAACGAACGTAGTCTTCCAAGCTGCCACCAGTATCAGCCATGAAGTCAATGAGCTTTTGCACGTTCTCTGGTAGTGGAGTTCCAGCTTCTTGTGCTTTATCTATAGCCTCGCTTACTTCTTCTTTAAGCTCTTCAACTGTTTCGTTTACTTCTTCTAGTACTCCAGTTGATTCTTGTGTTTCGGCTTGCGCTTGTACTTCGTCTTCACCTTGTGTGGGCTCGGAGTTTTCATTGCTTCCAGCCACTCCTGTGTCGTCAGTGTTGTTTTCTTCAACTTCATTAGTTGGTGGTTTTGATAAATCTACTTTGATAACCTCTGGGTCATCAGCGCTTTGAAATTTACTTAGGTCTTGCTCTACTGTTTCTTCTGCAGTGTTCTCTTGTTCGACCTCTTGGATTACCTCCTCAAGATCTGTTTGGTTATTTTCCATGATAAAATATTATATAATTATTGTCCTATTTGTGGGTTGAAATCACTTAATCTCATTCCGCCTTCTAATACATCATTACCTGAAGATTCAAACTTTTTAGTGTCTTGCTTCATGTTTTCTCGCCTATCTTTACCCTGCTCTTTCATTTGCTCGATATTCATCATATCTTGGCGAGACATTTGTTGCGCTTGCATGTTCAAGTCAAACTCAAATTGCATTAGCTCTTTCTTTACTCTAGCTTCTTCCTGAAGATGTCTAAGTTTAGCATCTGCTTTAGTTGCTTCTATTTGAATCTCTGTTTGAGCTTTTGCCTGATTTTTTTGTATCTCAGCTTGAGCAGCGGCTTGTTGAGCTTGCGCATTTGCTTTCGCTTGCGCTTCCATGTTTTGTTGTTGGATTGCTTGATCTCTTTCCTGTTTTTTCTTACGTTTTATTTTTAATAGTTGGTTGGCTAGCTTAACGTTCTTTATGTCTCTTATGTCTATAGCGTCATCTAAGTCAATTAACTTTTGAGAAAGAGCAGTTTGAATATTGTTTTCTAACATAGCTTTTTCTTCTTGGTCAGGCTCTAGCTCAATAAATATACCAAAGTCATACAGGTACAAATCAGCCATGTCTTTTAACGTAGCTACATTGTGAGCTCCAACAGCTTGCACAAAAGCATCAGCCGTAGGCGAGTATTCTAATATATCAGATATTCTCAACGATAAAGCTTCTGCTACCTGTACTGTTAGATATTGAGAGCCTAAAAGTATATGACGAGTAGCTACATTAGAGTTAGCTGCCGCCAGCTTCTGAACACCAACAAGAGATTTAGGGTCTGGAACACTAGCGTCTCTAGCTTCGTTAAGACCTGTAGTATCTCTTATCATCTGAAGATAATAGTTATACGTGTTTATTAACGTACCTATTTTATCTTGACCAGCGCTGTTTGATATCTGTTGAATAGGCACTTTACCAGGATTTTGCTCTCCTTCAGACGTAAAGCTCCTACCAATAACACTACCAGTTTGGAAGAACATATTAAGCGCTTCTTGCGGGTTGTAGTTTGTGCCGTTGCCTAAATCAACTTCAGCAAGACCATCCGCATCAAGGTACACTCCATCTGGTACCATGCGCGACATGACTTGCTGTAACTTTAAATGTGTTAGCTGAATCATATCAGCAAACCCAGTAATTCTACTAACTAAAGATTCAATACGACCTTCGTACATGCGAGGTGCTACAATAGAATAGTTCATCTTAACTTTATTAAAGTCAGACTTACTACGCATCATGTTTTCAGCTTTATTCCACTTTAGTAGTTTATCCGTACCTAGTATAACTGCTCCTTCAAAAATACACTCTACAGATCTTTGTATTCGAGTAAAGTTGGTTTGTTTATCCTCTGGTGGATTAAAAGTGTCTGGCTTTTCAATAGCCTTGTATCCTCCAGACTTAGTTTCTTTAATTTTATAAACATCGTTCATATGGGTTCTATAATTAAAATATAAAACTTGAACTTTGTTTTTATCTACTTCGTGTATTCTTCTACCTCTTAAGTATCTTTGACTAGATGTAGCGTATATATCTTCTAAGTCAGACTCTGTTAAATGATCAAACTCTCTAGCTAATTCATTAATAGGTATAGTCTTAACCTCACCGACGTAGTATATATCATCAAAATAAGGTGATTCAGTAAATGAATAAACAATATTAGCTGGATCTACATACTCAACCGTTGCGCCATCGCTCCAATTGAAGTTAGTTTTAACGCAAGCTATTCCTAAAACTGTTAAATCGTATATTAGTCTACGTCTAGTTAAGTCATAGTTATTACCATCAAGCAGCACGTTGATAGCTTGCTCTTCTGCTATTTCTACCGCTTGCTTATAGTCAAGCTGCATATGTATGTCTAATTCTTCTTTAGTCTCTAATCTCTTATCTTCAGGATTATTGTAAAGATCTATTCCATATACAGCTTTTGTTTGATCGTTGAACTTTTTGTTTTCTATGTCTTTCAACATAGCTTCCATATATTCATTTCTTTTGTTTACGCCGTACTGATCTTGTGAGTATGCGTTTATGCTGAACATACGCTCTGACATACCGTTTACAACAATATCTACAAACTTCGGTACAATAGGTACAGGCTTCCAGTCTAAGTTAAGATAAGACAAATCGCCGTTAATAGACAACTCATCTTTATATTTTTGTATAGCTTGCTCACCTCTAGCGTACAACCTTAGTTGATGGTATTTGTGTTGAGAAGATCTATATCTATTATTGTAAGAATCCTTGAACCACTCTGTCTCAATAGCACGAGCTACTTTAAGCCCATACTCTGGACTCATCTTCTCGAGATCAGAAACAGCTTGAGAAGGAAAATTTACATATACGTTTTCCGCCATACTTATTTAATTATCTGGGATGTAAACCCTTTATTGTCGTATTTTGCTATATTCAAATTAACTGGTGTTCGCTCTTGTTTAGGGTTTGGTGCGTATAAATGTCTATTGCAAGCCATGATGGCTAAACCAGAGCTAATTGATGCATCGTGTTTTGTTCTACGGTTTATATCAAACTTAGCCCAATCAAGTAGCGTATCGTTAAAATACATTGTTCCAAAATCACCATCGCCTAAATGTCCGACATGATCGTTAATATACATTTCAATTGCAGCGGCGTGAGCTTGCTTAATATCTTCACTTGAGTTTGGTATACCACCAACTTCTTTTTCAGCAGTTGATAACTTCTTCCAAGACTTATCTGGTCTGTTCATACTATAACCTCTGTATCCTCTACGGCGTAGATAATACAATAGACGTGGTTTATTGTTCTCCGCAAGCAAAGGCATCCCGTAAAATACTAATGCCATTAGAACGTCCTCAAAGAACATCTCTGCAGTTTGTGGTCTTGCTATATACTCTAGAAAGAACGTGCTTGATGGTGCGTCTTCCATAGAAAATTTTGTTAACCCGTGTAAAGCTCCTTTAGAACCGCGACCATCAACCGTACCGCTGATATCGTAACTATCGCAACCAAAGGCGCCAACATGATCGTTACCGGGATATTTAATTCCATTTTTTATTATTTGTTTATTTTGCAAATGACTTGGTGGTACCCAGCTTACTTTAAATCTGCCTCCAGGGTCGGGGTGAAAAACAACTTGTGTATCACGTACACCATTAACCCAACCAAAAGAGCCTGTCGTAGTATGCGCATTATGCCTACTACCCTCGTTAAAATCAATTTGCTCATAAATCTTAATTAAATTAAATATACTGTTTTTAGTCTCGTCTCTGAACGCATGTTCTTCAGTGCGAGGAAACTGTCTGTAAAATTCGTTTAAAGCGTCTTGATCATCTTTTAAACCTTCTGCTTCATTTTCCCAGTGATCTATAACACCTACGTCTATTAATTCACCGTCTGGTCCATGTCGTACATCATCACTTCGACTATCAAAGACTGGAAGTCCGTATTCGTCAATAAATCCTTCATAGTTCCATTCCATTGGGATAAAGAGAGAATAAAGCCCAGACTTCGTTTGTCCATTACGATTTCGTCGTGTGACGTCAGAATCATTGTATAGTTTTTTAAAGTTATCTCCACCCTTGTCAAGTGCATTACTGGTACTACCCATTAAGCACTTACCAACGATTTTACTACCTAGCCTTAAACAGGTTTTAGTAACTCGCCAGTTGTTTAATATATTATCAGGTCTTTCCCACTTACCACTTTCATCGTGAACTAGTAAACTTAGCTTTTCACCATCGTAACTATTATCACCAGTATTCTTCCAGTCAATCGTAGTATCAAGACCTACTATCTCTTCAAGCTGTTCGTTACTCTGTATTTTCTTACGAGTAAACTTACTAGCCGGAACTCTATACGCAAGCTCAGACTTTGGACGATCCATACCGTCTTGTATTGGCTTGAAAAAGAAAGGATAGTTTAAAGATATAGGCACAACCTTATCAGTAAACATTTTCTTTGCATCGGCTCCAGACTTAGAAAGTATCCCATATCTACTATCACTCGATATAGTGGCTAAGTTAACTGTTTCGGCTGATGACATAAACGAGAAACCTGAACGACGGTTTTTAAGGTAGCACATCCCATAGCATCTCTTATCAGCTTTACAGGCTTCCCAGAATATAAAGAATAGTCTGTTTGCCTCTCTAAAATCTGGAGCTCCAACGTCAATCTTACTCCATTGCAGATACATGTAGTGTGCACCTGTTATATATGTCGGTACGCCTTTATTTGTAAACCAAAAGCCTTCGTCTCTACGCTTGAACTCTTCGTCAATGTAGTCATACCACTTTTCTTTTTGCTCATCTGGATAGTCTCTCCAGTCGAATATATTTTTTATACGGCTAAGCTCTTTTGGATATTCAGCCTTTACCCACTTGTCTTTTTTATGTTTAAACACATTAGAGGCGGGCACGCGCGGCAATGCGATTTGCAGCCCTTGGATTTCAAGGATTTCTCCGATTTGCCCAGTCTTTGATATAACGA